ATGTTGGCAATGGGACGGGCAGCCTTGGTACGGTTGCAAGCGTCAGTGGTCAAGTTATTACGATGGATGCAGGTCACAACCTTAAGATCAGTATGGTTCTTGATATTTATAACTCTGCCCTTGATACCCAAGATGCTACGGGCATAACTGTAACCGCAGTAAGTGGTAATGCCGTTACGGTTACCGGAACCTTAACGGGTGTAGGGGATGGAGATGTAGTCGTTCGCACTGGTAGTTTGAATCAAGAGATGATGGGCCTTGCGGGCATCATTGACGATGGCAGTGAAGTGGCAACGCTTCAAGGTATTGTTCGCGCTGATTATCCTGAGTGGAATTCTACCGTTGTAGATGCAGGTGGTGCGCTTACCGCTACGACTCTCGGTGACGCCAGCATCGAAAACGAAGCTAATGGTGAAGCGGCCCTAACGTGCGGCATTACTGATCGCACTCAGTTCCGCAAAATTGCAAACCTAATGGTCGCGGATCGTCGCTACACGGACACGATGGAACTCAAGGGTGGCTTTAAGGCTATTTCTTGGGGTGATATTCCCATCTTCTGGGATCGTGACACGCCATTGGACGGACAGAACGCAGGCAAGAGCCAACTGTTCTTCCTTGATGAAAACGAAATCCAGCGTTACGAACTCCAGGATCTGGACTTCGATGACACGGATGGAAACGTGCTGCACCGCGTTGCTAACAAGGCAAGCTACGATGCTACCTTGTTTTACTATGGCAACTTGGGTTGCACCGCTCCTGACAACCAAGGTGTTATTCGCAACATCACCTAAACCAGTGGGGGGAGGAGCAATAAGCTCCTCCCCTTACCCACAGGAATCTATGTATATACCCGATCGCACAATCGAACGTAGGCTAAAGGCGTACGATAATAAATTGTCTGTAAAATGGATACCTCGCAAAGAACGGTGGGGCATATACCGTGACGTTCCGTCCGAAAACGGGCTATACGACAGGCAGGTGCTTGTTAAGCTTGTGCGGAATGCAGACGACTCCTACAGACCGTTGGATGTGCGTGTGATAAGAGAGCTACGTCAAGCAGATAATCACCGATTAAGTCGGATGAACTACCTGCATAAAATGCGTGAGCTGGAAGAAATGAACGAAAAGAGGACCGCTCAGATTGAGAGGGACTCTTTAAACGAGATAGAAGATATATCTAAGGATATTGCTCCTATTGCAAGTAGGGAGATGGCTGACGATGTAGGGTCACGCAACATACCTAAAGAGGATGTGATTGCTGATCTGGAAGAACGCTACGGAAAAGAGAAGGTTGAGGAAATCCTCACATGATACTGTCGGATATGATCTCCGATGCAAGGAGGCATCTGGATGCATCTGAGAAGTTTCTCTCTGGGTCAGAGGTTGAAGAGCGGCTGTTTGCTTCTCAGCAGGAGATCCTTCGCAGCATAGTTAAGGAAGATCCTTCCTTTTTTGTTGCATACAAAGACATACCTCTCTCATCTGGCACAGCTACATACGACTTGCCCCTTAACGCTCGCATGGGAACGCGCTTAATCTTTGTGCAAAATACTAACAGTAGCAGGGGCCTTGAGCTGCCCGCTGCTAACTGGCAGCAATACTTAACACTGGAGTCTCCCGGCATTATTAATCTGACGGATTCTTGGTCGTTCATTATGGAAGGGTCAAAGGTCAGGGTAACGCCTACTCCGCAAAGCTCAAGCACTATACGAGTGTGGTATTCTCCTTCATATGGCAACATGGTAGAGGGTCCGGCAGCAGCTGCGACCTCTACGACCATACAGCTTTATTCTGGAAACCCAGACTACATAAATAAGTTTGGTAAGATCGACGCTCGGAACGATTACTACAATGGGATGGAGATTAGGATACTCTCAGGCAATGGAGAGGGTCAATCAAGAGTTATTTCAGATTATGTTGGCTCTACGCGCACTGCCACAGTGGACACTTGGGATACAACTCCAGACGCAAACTCTAAGTTTTGCATTATGTGCCCTGTCCCAGAGGACCATCATGCCCTTGTTCCACTAAGAGCCGCTCTTCTTATGTCGGCTAAAAACCGCAACCGTGGACCAGAGTTAAACAACCTGTATTACGGCAACCCACAGCAGCGAGGAATGTTTTACGAGCTAATGCACTGGGTATCAAACCGTGCTCAATCGGAGAACGAGATTGTCGCACCCTTAGACTACGGATACTAACATGAAATTCATTATGCCCAGCGAAATGCCTCTTGAGATCATGAGAAAGAATACGACAAAGACGAGCGACATGATGAAGGAGTCGAATCGTCCTGTAATTAATCATAATCCTACTGCTGATTCTTTCTTACACGAAAAGCCCAAGCCAAAGCGCAGAAGGCGCACAAAGGGATAAGATGCCGATTGAAGGCGATGGACGTTTTACTTGGTATGAGGATCGGATAACAGATGGGATACGTCAGGATGTGTCCGAATCGACCAACCGATACCGAGTATTACGAAACGCATCAGTTGTCAACATGGGTTCGCTTGTCAAAGACAAGGGAATACGCCCTTTAGTTAGCGCACAGCTATCTGGGGCTGATACGTTTGGTGGCATTGATGCTCGCTACAATGACGGCACTCAAAAGATATTCGTTGCTCATGACAATGGTTCTAACGGGACTATACAAGCCCTAAATACAAGTGGTTCATTTTCATGGAACCAAGAGCTTAACAGCCTCGCTCGGGTCAAGCCTTGGATGGGGATGTTTGCTAACAAGCTGATTGTAGCAGATGGGACAACCTTACGCGCTAGAGACCAATCAGCTACATGGACAACCCCGGGTAACTCTACTGTTAATCCTTGTAAGTTTGCAGTTGTTTACGCTAACCGTCTTGTAGTCTTTGGCGATCCTGCCTATCCAAACTACTTCTATCCCAGTGGGGTGAGTGATCCTACTGACTGGGATGCTTCATTAGCTGTCAAGGTGACTAATGCCAATGGAGAAGTTATAACGGGTGCAGCAACCTGTGGACGCTTCCTCCTTGTAGGTGGTCAAAACTTCATTCGATCCTACTACCTTGGTTTGGCAAGTCCTCGCGACTGGGACTGGGACTCGCTTTCTGAGCAGGTCGGCCCTGTCAACTGGCAGTCTTTTGTGCCTGTCACGCGGTATCAGGGATCGGACGCAGCTAACTTCACATTCTTCTGGTCAAACTACGGCCCCGCTATGGTGGCAGATACGGGGGGTGGCCCTCCCTCTCTGATACCTCTTTGGGACCCTATACGTCGCGCTGTGCTTGGTGAAGCATTCCAAGGGATGGAGGGTCTTGAACTTTCTCGCTTTGATAGCATCGAAGGAACGTGGTGTCCAGAGTTTAACGAGGTGCGCTTTGCCGTCTCATTCAAAGATAAGACTAAGAACAATGCACTTCTTTGTGTAAACGTAGACTCTGCTATAGGCGCATCTCAAAATCAAGGCTTTCCTATTTGGAGGATACGCGACAACTCTAACTGGCAAACGCAAGCTGGATCCGTATTCCCTGTGTCAACTGTCTTTTCAGCTGAGGTAGACGACAATGGTGCACCTACGACTACGGGCAAGGTAAGGACATTCTGTGCTCAAGATGGCAAGGTGTATGAGATGGACGCTCGGTCTGATTGCAAGGACGATAATACCTACCGTATAAAGATGCAGATTCGCAAGGATGGGTATGACGGGTATGAAGATGGTGTCCGTGAGCATGAGAAGAGCGTTAGGGGAATGTATATAAGAACCACGCAAGTAGGTGACTTTAATCTGCAAATGAGAATAGTAGCAGACGGTGGCCAAGACGCTTCCTTCGATAGCATTACTACTTCAACTGGGCAAAGGAAATGGGGTGCAGGTAATAGTTGGGGTGATGGTTCTTTGTGGAACAGCGCAGGGGAGTTTGTTACTGAGGATGTAGACTTTCACTGTTTGGGACAGAAGTTTGATCTGGAAATTTATGACAATGGGGAAATAGAAGCTCCGATAGAAATCAACAGCTGGAGCCTTTGGGGATATGTGGAGGATAGACGGTAATGCCGAATTTAGTATATGATAATACTTTTGATGAAAGCGGATTAGACGGCAAGGAGCCGCAGTCTTGGGATAACTACGTATCTCCTTACTTTAAGAATATCCGCACGTTGCTCAACACTACGGGCTTGGATGCAGTTAACTTGGGTGTTACCGAAGGTCAGGTAACGGCATCTAAGGCGCTGGTCGTTGACGCTTCTCGCAACCTTGATGATTCCACTGCTTCCAATCAAATAAACAATCTTACGTTATCAGGCACGTTTACTTGTGGCAATGTGTCCGTGACGGGCGGGACTATTACGGGCATCACTGACCTTGCTATAGCCGACGGTGGCACTGGCGCATCAGATGCTTCTACTGCTCGCACTAATTTAGGCCTTGAGATAGGCGTAGACGTGCAAGCCTATGACGCAGAGCTTCAAGCACTGTCTGGACTTACGCCTACGGATGGTAACTTTATCGTAGGAAATGGATCCACGTTTGTTACTGAAGATGCCGCTACCTCCAGGACTTCATTAGGGCTTGGTTCGATAGCAACGCAAGATGCAAGCGGTGTAAGCATTTCCGGCGGTTCTCTTACGGGCATGACCTCCTATAGTGGAGGGTCGTTCAGTGGCACTACAGGCAGCTTCTCTGGCCTTATCACTGCATCGGGTGGCGTAAGCGGTGCGTTGACAGGGAACGTCACTGGTAATGTCACGGGTGATGTCACTGGAGATCTGACAGGGAATGTGACTGGGAACGTCACTGGAAACGTTACTGGCAATGTGACTGGCAACGTCACAGGCAACCTAACAGGCGATGTCACGGGAAATATCAGCGGCAACGTCACTGGCGGTACGATCAGCGGCACCACGGGAACGTTCAGCGGCTTAATCTCTGGCAACGGTGGGGCAGAAATAGGAAGCTCCACCGCAAAAGTTAAATTTTATTCTGACTCCACTTACAGCGGAATTTATAACGGCTCATCATTAACCTCAGACGAGTCGTATTATTTCGGCAACGGAGACCATTTTTGGTATAGTGACGGTTCTGTGGCGATG